TTTTACTTACCTTTTTACTTACCTTTTTACTTACCTTTTTACTTACCTTTTTACTTACCTTTTTACTGTAAATATTACAGTTTAAAATTGTGTAAACAGGTGACTTCGTTTTACGTTTACCGGGATCAAATTTTATTAGACCTTTTTGCTGTAATCTGTTGCGTGCTTCAATCATAGTCTTTTCTGTGACGCCGATAGTGACGCAGATTAACCCGTTGGGACACTCAAAGGGATTCTCCCAGTTCCGATTATTGCTTTCTTGCAAAAGGAAGAAGTAGAGGTCGGCCTCCACACTGGTTATTCGCACTTCACGTCGTGTTTGCCAAAAAAGGTTTATTAATTGTATATAGTTCATAGGTAAGTATATATAAGGGAAATATTATAAAAAACTATCGGGACATTTTACGCTACCACACATAAAACATCCCGATAGTTAAGGGTTAACCCAAATATTTTTCTGCTGGTGGTAGTCAACAATTGCAAAGATGCAATTTAATTTCTAATTATCAAATACGTAAGCATATAATTTTTATTTTTTAAGTTTTACAAAGTCCGGGCAAGTTCTTAAGGCTGTAGATCTGTTAAAACCAAACTTCTTGCAGAATACCATATAATTATTCACTTCTCCATAATGATTTTCACATTCAGTACAACGGATTACCTCAGCCTTTTTATTCTCCTTTTCTTTCTTTTTTGTAACGTTCTTTTTCATCGTCTATATATTTATTTGAATAATCCAATATTTTGTGTAAATCGTTTCTTTCATAAATAGTTACGCTTAATAATATTGCCGGTATCATTATCAAATTGCATTTCTTCACAAAGAAAGAAAATGCTTTATAACTTAAATACGGGCATATTATCACAAATATGGCGAGAAGGAAAGCGTAACCAATAATCACAACTCCCAATAAAATAATTAATCCTCCCATGATGATATTTTTTTTACTCTTAATACTCTCATTTCCTTATCGATAACATATTTCTTATATTCATCCGGATGATCTTTTGAAAATTTATCCTTATCGAAAAACGACCTTTTTTCAGTTTTAAATGTCGCACACTCTATTCCCCCGATATTTAACCGTTCATTTTCGCCTATTTTAACGGCTACCATGTTTTTATATTCTTCAATCTCTTTTTCTATTTCTTTTTTGCTCTTAATTAACTCGTTGTATCTTTCTATCACATTTCGGAAAGAGTCTTCAGCATCACTACAAGACCCCTTATCCGGGTGCATACATTTCATTTGTACGTCTTCTAAATTCTCGGATTCCGGGACATCATCCCCGAAAATATACTTTTCTGTCCATTCTATTCCCCTTTTTATAATATCCTCGGCGAAATCATTGTCCAAATTAAAGTACCGGTATTGTATCGTTTTATTCCCATCATAAACGCACAAAACGGCCGTATCATATCCTCCGACATACATTTGAAATTGAATTTGGCAATACCACTCTTTGGGTAATTCATCATCGTTGTAAATGTCTATATGCCTCTTTGTGTCTTTTATTTCAAGGATAACCCTATTTTTGCGCTCTCTCTTGAATAATTCCCTATCGGGTGATACTTCTATATACCCGGGGAGATCATCACGCCTTAAAACGAAGTATTTTTGCGTATTCTTCACAACTCTTTCCGTGCTCACATTCTCGAAATATTCGGCGATAGAATTTTCAAACAAATTTCCTCTTATTGTATTTGTATTTTCTGTTATTTCTCCTTTTTTTATCTTATCCCAATATTGGAAAGGTGTCATGTATTCACTATATCCTAAAATTATCCCGATATTCGATGAACTTAATTTAAATGACTCGTTTTTGTGTTTTAGCCATTCTTCCCTATTTTTAAAAACTATTTTTTTTATCATAACAAATTATTGTCTAAATATTCTACTTGCGTTAATTCTTCATTTATAGGTGTACATTGGTCGTACTTCAATCCTAATTCCAGGGGAGAAACAGCGTCTCTCATGTCGGCTTTTGCTGCAAATTCCTTCAACAATAATTTTAATACCGTTTTTTTTGCCATCACATTAAAATCATCCACCCACAGCCCCCTTTTAGCTCTGAAAGACTGCGAATATTTTTTCGCATGTTCTATAATTTCCTCTTTTGACATGTACTTAAACTTCTCGAAGCCTGTTTTGTATCTTATGAAAGCAAGGTTTCCGGCATAAACCCCGTCGTTCAGTTGTTTTAAAAACGTTACATCTCCTGTAAATTTATTTACTTCTATTTCACCCTCGTATATTCTTGTCTCGTTTATTGTCTGAAGCAAATTTGATCTTAAGGCCAATTCTATGTACCCATTTTTCATTATTTGAAACTGGCACTGCCCTTTGTACGGTATTATCGCTGATTGACCACATGATTTATCAAGAGACAAATCAGTCACCGCCGCACAGAGCGACGAATAAATTATACTAAGCGGATCGACCTTTTGTAGTTCCGCGCTTGAGTAAGCGGTTAATATTATGTTTTGGCACATTGCTATACCTTTTTTTTCACCTAATATGTCGATAAATCTATCTTTATAAGAGCCTTTTGTAAGGCTCTTTTTAAGTAGTTCAAAAGGTTTTAATGTCGGCCTTTTAACTTGTGTTTCCGTGCTTTTGGAAATGGATTCTTTTATGTCCATAATTATATTTTTTTAAATTGATCACTCGTAAATATCACACTCGTAAATTCCCTCTATTTTATTATTGCATTCTTCTTCGTTGTATATTTTATCCATATACATACCCAAAATGAATATTAATAAAAGAATAATTATTTTATATTTCATACCAATAACACAATAAAAAGTCTGTAATTTCTTTTTTAAACATCTCTGTACACCCCTTCTCTGAGTCTTCTATTTCTATCTCTTCATCTCCATAAAGATTATATATTTCATATTTAATCTTATAGCATTTCCCTTTTTTGTCGAAATGTAATTCATAACATATTTGGATGGTTTCCTGCCCAAAATCTTTATCGAAATCGGATCTAAATAGATTTATATTACCCGATAAAATTTCTTTTTTTTCTTCTTCTGTCGATCCGCCTACAAAATCAGAAAAAGTTAAATGATATATATACGCCTCATTTATTTTCATAACTCTATATTTTATTAAATTCAAAACTTATGTTCTTCGGCAATTTTGAATAATCTACACTATCTATAAAATCCTTATATTCCTTTTCAGTCATTACGCCGTCTCCATTTTTTAATAAGTTTATCGCCAAAATATTTACCGAGCGCAAATATGCGTGACAATCAATTTTTATCCCTCTGTCAAATAGATATTGCAGCACCTGTATTTCGTTGTCTATTTCTTTTTTTTCGCTTTCTAATTTCTTTTTTTCGCTCTCTAACCTCTGCAGTTGGATTTCTCTTATTTTTTCATTTCGTCTTTTTGCAACGTTATCCCTACTAAAATAGCCTTTTTCATGCATTTTTTTTATCCTGTATTTTACATCTTTGCACAATGGGATGTAATCGTAAATGCCCAATATGTCAGGATTTTCGAACTCATCACCCGTTAATTTCTCTAATAATTTAATAGCTTTTTTGGCCTTTCGCCGCAGTGAAAAAATGATATTATTTTCTTCTAAGAAATATTTTATATAATCTATATCCTCCCCCCAACAAATTATTTCTTTGGCCATTCCTTTAGATATGTGCAGAGTTCTACAAATTGCATCTATTTTGTTATTGTCTATATAAAATTTTAGATTTGAAATCATGTACGTCGGCATTCCATAAGAGTTATTTCCATGTATATTAACAAATATCTTAAATTCTGGAAAATATTTTAAGATTTCGTCGTGAATGCATCCTGACTCCAAAATATTTTTTATACCTCCATTAAGGTCGTATTTTTCTCCAGTTGCATAAAAATAAGAATAGCCGTTATTTTCTATATATCTTAACCCTATTTCTACATATACGAATGTATTTTTACCTATTTGTTTTGTTTCTGTGTATTTCGACTCATTCTTTTTCATAATGTCATTTTTTAATTAAATAATATTTACGCATTTTTCAAAAACTTTCGCATCGCCTAAAATCCAAGCATTTCCGTAAACCTGCGCATTTCCGTAAACTCGGGCATTGCCGCAAATCCACGCATTTCCGTAAACCTGCGCATTTCCGTAAACTCGGGCATTGTCGTAAACTTTCGCATTTCCGTAAACCTGCGCATCACCGTAAATCCACGCATTTCCGTAAACTCGGGCATTGTCGTAAACTTTCGCATTGTCGTAAACTTTCGCATTGTCGTAAACTTTCGCATTTCCGTAAACCTGCGCATCACCGTAAACCCACGCATTGCCGTAAACCTGCGCATTTCCGTAAACTTTCGCATTGTCGTAAACTTTCGCATTTCCGTAAACCTGCGCATCACCGTAAACCCACGCATTGCCGTAAACCTGCGCATTTCCGTAAACCTGCGCATTTCCGTAAACTCGGGCATTTCCGTAAACCTGCGCATTTCCGTAAACTCGGGCATCACCGTAAACCCACGCATTGCCGTAAACCTGCGCATCACCGTAAACCTGCGCATTGCCGTAAACCTGCACATTTCCGCAGACCCACGCATTACCGAATTGCGACAAATTACGCTCTTGCTGAACGTATCCCCCAAAATCACCCTTTTTAACATCGGAAAAATCTTTTAATGCTTTTATCCTGTACAGCTTAATTCCTGAATTATTGATTATAAATTCTTCTGTAAGTTCAAATTTCTTTTCCATTGTTTATATTATTTAAATTTCTACCGGGTCATTTTCCCAATTCATTTTTTTACCTATTATTTTTTCTATTGTTCCATGTGGGAGCAATATTTCGTAATTAATGCAATATTCGCCCATGTTTAAATATTCTTGATCTCGCCAATGGTCTAAATTTTCATCTTGCTGCAATATCTCTTCATACCTATTGCCATTATTGTCTATTTTGCCATACCACGAGTTAATGTATTTTTTTATATATCCATATCGTTTTGGCAAATTCTGGCAAATCAATTCTTCACCATTTTTATTTACACATAAATAAGCCATATTTTTACCTTTGAAATACAAACCCGTCATCAAACCAGTAGTCGCACATGAACAAATCACGGGCAAACTTTTCATAATCGAAATAGGTCTTTGCTAACTCCGGCAGGTCGTAACATTCTTCCACGATTTGGTAGGCAAAATCTTCTTCATCGTCATATTGTCCCTGATATTCGTCCTGAAAGTCCCGTACAAGGTCTTCCGCATCTTCCTCGCTCAAATCATGGCTTTTGTAGTTGCACCACACGAAAAAGGCTTCCTGTTCGGTTTCGCCCAACTTTTCCACCGCATCCCGCAAGGTGAAGAAGTTCTCGGAAATCCAGCTTTCGCCGATTAGGTTTGCCGGCACGTTCTCCCAGTCCTGAAATATATACTCTGCATCTTCTTCATCCTTGTGAAGCTCCCGGCAGGCTTCATAAAATCCCTCTTTATCGGAATAATCAGAAAGGTTAAGCCATCCGCCATTTAAAGACCCTTCGTTATACTTTTTATAAGTGCTTACGTACACTTTCGCATCATTTAAATTAAAATTTTTCATGTTTTGTTTCCTCCTAATTTTTAGTTATTTTTTTATCTCATTTAAAGTGTATAAAATGTAGTTATTTAATTCCGTAGAGTCGTTAAAGAGCCTTTTATATCCGCCCCAAATAAAAGTGTAGCTAAAGTTTTCCCGCTCTATATCTATATTGCTTTTTAGCGCCACAAATAGAGCTGTTTTCCCGCTCTATATCTATATTGTACGTTTTAGTTTTGTTCCTTTTTTTGTATATACAAATGTACTTTATTCATCTGTTATATACTAATATTATTACGCATTTAACTATATTTTAACTTAAGGTTTCCGTAACTTATTGCGTATCAGTATGCACTATATTTATTGCGCAACATCTGTTAACTTTTGAGACCTCCAACTTATTAACGTAGCTGTCCTTTCTGGAGTATTCAATAAAATCTCTCTCTCTCTTTTTTTTTTTAACTTTTTGATTAGAATTCTGCACCGCTATCTTATTGCTGGCGTAAGGTGCAATGACACCCTATATATATAATATATATATACGCTATAGCTATTATTTCATTTTAATGAAATAATAGCGGTAACGTACGATTAAGTGCATAGAGGATAATTGTTAAATGAGATAGCGATTAACTTAACTCTGTTAATTTGTTGAGGGGTTGAGAAAACTTTGAGAAAACGTTTGCAAAGTTTTTTTTGAAGCTCTGAGAAAACGTTGATAGGGCGTTGGGAAAACTTTGATGCGAGGAAGGCGAAAGAACTTGCGATTGAGCGCAAAATTGGACGAGCGAGCGAAGCGAGCGAGGATGTTTGTTTGATGAATTAATTTTCGGGGTAAACAGGGGTGGGGGTGTTGGGCTTACTAATCTCCCTCCGCTATTGTAAGATAAAAAAAAATAGTTATATTTGTGGGTATGAGTGCACAAGAGGTATTATTAAAGCAGAAGGCAGAAGAGCGGGAGTTACAGTTACGAAGTTTGCCTGACTTACCGAAGATAGAGATCAGTGAAGAAGAGAAGCGAGATTTCTACAACAAGTTTGGTAAGAGTGCGAGTATGTTGCAATGTTTGAATTTGTATGAAGAGGTAAACAGGTTAACGAAGCTGTTGATATTGAGTGACAATGAGAAGGAGATACAGAGGATCAGTAAGAAGTTGGATGTATATAACAAGATAGTTACGTTATATAAGAATTCGAGTGATACGGTAAATAAAATGGGGGTAGGCATAATAAGCAAGGAGGAGAAGTCGGGAGAAGATGGAGAAATAGAAGTAGATGGGATAGACATAAAGATAGAGAGATGAGGATAGATCTTAACATACCGTTAAAGCCGAAGCAGGTACAGATGTATAACATGTTGATGTCGAGGCGTTATAGGGAATTTTTATTTTATGGGGCTTCGAGGAGTGGAAAGACGTTTGTGATAGTATATTTTTTGATAGTACAGTGTATAGTTTATGGGGCGAATTGTTTGGTATTGCGGAAGACGTTTCAGAGTTTATTGGATGGGATGTTGAGTCAGACAGTACCGGCGGTATTAGGAGCGATAGCGAAGCATAACGGGATAAGCAGTATTGAAATGTTGCGAGTAAATGGGGCGAAGTTTTGCAGGTATATAGGGAACAAGCAGAGTTTGGTTTTTTACAATGGACATTACATAAAGTTTTTCAGCATGTTAGGGCATGGGGGAAAGGACAGTGGGAGCAAGTATGATACGATCTTATCTACGGAGTGGGGTCATATATTTGCGGATGAGATAAGTGAGTTGACATGGCAGCCGATAAGTAAGTTATATTCGAGGTTATGTCAGTTATTGACGGATAATTTTCCCAATTATATGTTGTTTGCGTTGAATCCTTCGTTAAAGAGTCATTGGAATTACAAGCGGTTTTTCAGGCATGAGGAGATAGGGACGAATAAGAAGTTGCCTAAGGAGATAACGGACAGGTTTTATATAATGAAGTTCAACATAGGAGATAATGAGGGGAACATATCGTCTGAATACAGGGCTACGTTAGCTAATGCTTCGAGGACAGACAGGAAGCGGTTTTTGGAGGGGGATTATTATGATGAGAGTGAGGGAGAGATATTTACGTGTATTCCGTGGGGAACTCTCCCTTCATGGGAGAGTTTCAGGAAGTTGTTGATATACATAGACCCTTCCGCTAAGGAAACTGCGAAGAATGATTACAAGGCGGTAGTATTGTTAGGGATAACGAATAACAGTGTATGGTTGATAGGCGTACATGCGATACAGGGGAGCACATATGAGATGTTGGAGGGGTTATATGATTTGTACATGATGCCTCCTTATCCGCCTGACATAGTTATAGAGAACAAGCAGATACCTTTTGATTTTGAAGATACGATAACGGCATTTGAGGAGGAGAAGGGGGTTATTTTCCCTATAGAGAAAGACAACAGGAACAATGGCAACAAGTTTTTGAATATTGAGTCTACGTTAGAGCCCATGTTCAGGAATCATCGTTTTTTCTTTAATGAAGAGATGAGGGACACGGAAATGGGGGATTTAGCTGTAGATCAGTTCATTAATTTTTCATACAGCTCTATTGAAAAGGATGATATTCCGGATGCTGTAGCCAAGGGTACATCTTTAATAAACAGGTATAAGATAACTCATTCTTCGGATAAGAAGATATCTGACATATATTGTGTTGTTGACGGACAATTAATTAAAGTTTAAGCCATGTTTATAACAGAGACGGACATTCAGACGTGGATTCAGCCCATAACGATAAAGAATACGAAGGCTATGAATCCGAATGCTTTAGACAATGCCTATTTGAATGCGGTAGGTTATTTAAAGCGTGAGTTACAAGGTAAATGGGATATAGACAATGCTCTTAAGGCGCAGAGGGATTCGGAAGATTTCGATCCGACCTTATACTACATTGTTGTAGTTCTTACTTCATTTTATTTTGCCGGTATTTCTTCCAACATCAGTGAGCCTTTGTACAATGAGTACAAGCAGGTATGCGGTATTGTGGAAGATTTGAAGAATGGGACTTCGGTCATGTACAATGCTCCCGAGCAGGAATCTCCGGACGCATACGGCATAGTATATACGGATGAGAACACTTATTTAGGTTAAGCTATGACAAAATTTCATCAACCGGATATTAATCCGATACAGATACCCTATGAAGTGGGTATAACGGGGATAGAGAGTCAGTACCTCCCCAATTTCTATGATTTCCGTTTCACACCCCGTTATTGGAGAGAAGCGTATAACAGGGCGATGAATTATTCTGACATGACCTATCTCGACACTTTATATTCTTGGGTGGTTCAATCCTCGCCTTTTGTGGTTTCGCAGATAGACAAACGTATTGTCCCGCTTATGAATCATGAATTTGTCATACGGAATGAGGACGGCACAATAGATGATTATGCTACGGGGATGATATGTAATACGAAATGGTTCAGATTCCTTGTAAGATCATACGGCATGTCTTTGTTCTATGGTATCAGAGTCCCTCAGATAGACATAGAGAATGACCGGGTGGCGGATTTCCCGTTAAGGAATATAGACATAAAGAACAGGGCGGTGAGAAGCATGACATACGATTACGATCAAGTGGCCGATATAGATGACTATGCTAACACATTTTTCATACAGCCCAATGATGATCAGGATTTTATGTTCGGAATGCTCCTCCAAATATCGAGGGCGATGATCGACATACAGCAATCCTACATGAACTGGTCTATCTTCGCCACACGGAGTTCATATCCTCGTACTACTCTCGGGTATCAGTCCGGTAATGAAATATCGAAGAATCTTGCCTTTGATCTTGCCAGACAGTTGGATAATCCTACTACTATCCTTATATCTCCTTATGAATCGAACAAATACAATAAGGGAGAGAGGATGTACAATGTGGAAATGAAAAGCGATATGATAAATGCCGCTCCGGAAGCATTCCGTACTTTCAAGGAGAATATCATGAATCGCTTCAGTGAAATAATGCAGCTCGTAACCGGAGGTACGTTATTAGGCTCTACGGAAAAGAACACCAATTCGGAGAATCTCGTTGAGGCCCATTTACAGCTGTATGAGGATAAGAAAAGAGAGGATATTAACGGATGTCTTTCCGCTTTCCGTACTATATACATGCCTAAGCTCAGGAGACTTATATCGAATATCGATCTCTCCGGGAAATATGTAGATATAATCCCCGATAAGTCTATTACAATGGAGAAATTCAAGATAATTTCGGATGCTGCCAGCAAACAGGGTATAAGACTGTCACGTGCTTTCTTTGAGAGAGTAGGTCTGGATAAAAGCGATTTCAATCCTAAAGTGCAGAATAAGTCATGGTATTCTTCTGCAATGGCAAAAATAGGGGATATTTTCAACAAGGAAAAGACGAATGAGAACGACAAATGACCTTTTATCGCAATTAAAGGAATTGGGGAAGGCTCTAAGATTCGAATTGCCTCAAAGAATTGCCGAAAATATGGTAAAAGAGACACGAAGGAACTTTCGTGCACAAGGATATACCAATGACGGAAAATTCGAACGGTGGAAGGACAGAAGATATGATGTCTTAAAAACTCCGGCAGGGATAAAACTCGGATATAAGAAGCTCTTACGAACGAGAAGGCTGTATAACAGCTACAAACCTTATATCAAAAGGTTCGGAGGATTCAATATCAGGGTGGGAGTACAGTCCGATGTCCCTTATGCAAAAGTGCAGAATGAAGGTGGACAGACAAAAGGAAGGTGGATTCAAGAAAAATACAAGATAGACAGACCTGCCCCACGTATTCCTGCCAGAAAACACGCAGGAATAGGCACTAAAACCATGATAGAGGTTGAAAAAGAGATAAATAGAACTATAAAAAAATATCTTAAATAATTTTTTTTATTCGTTTTTATACTTATTTTAGTGGCATATTAATTATTTAATAAATGATAGGGTCTCTTACAAAATGTATAGCGGAATTTCTTAGAAATACGGAGGTAGTAAAAGAAAACAACATACCCGTATATACGGCGAACACCGTAGAGGGACGATTCACCGTAAATACTTCTCTGCCGGCTATACTTGTGACTGTAGCACCTTCTGAAAATCCTACCGTTTTCATATCCGGTAATATATTGGACAGTATAATTATACACATCCGGTATATGGATGATCTTCTTAACTATACCATGTCGGAAGATGACGGCATATATGAGGAAAGAAGAAATTGGGCGTATCTGTTAAGGGATGAACTGTGGAATGGCAAGCAAAGTTCGTATTTTAAACAGTTCATGAATGTTAACGGACTGAATATCATGTATAAAGGCATGTCTACATATACGCAGGTAGGGGTACTCGAAAACCTTAGCAAGGATATTGACGTATTTTCATTTATTTTCTCGTGTAACTTGTTCTCAGACCAACTTCTCAATTTCCCTACTGTGCCTCTCGAAGAGTTTTTTATTACTCTGGAGGGGGCGCATGGGGAAACCCCCGAACCTACATTCCAGACTGTCCGGGCATCAGGAGAAAAATTCGTTATATGGAACTCTGTTAAGGCATCCGATAAGGTAAAAAGCTTGTCCATTCACGGGAGATCTTATCAGGGCGGAACTCCTACTCCTCTCGCTCCTGTAGAGATACAATCTGTAGGGGATAATTCTCTGTTATTACAGATAGGATACAGTCCGGAGTCTGTAAATCATACCATAGATATAAAAAAGGCTATTCAAGATGCCGGATATGACGGTGTTTTAAGATCGATAGGAGTATTAAGGGATGATGTTAATTATAACAATGAAACCAATGAATGTATTCTGAACAAGAGATTGGGAATATCCAGAGGATTTATTGTTAACTCCTTTACACAACAAGAATCAAATGGTAATTTAAGATTTGTAAGGATAAATGGGAGTGTCAAACAAGGAAGTGTAAACGCTTCAATACAAAATTTTTACAGCAATAAATTCTATTATACAGGAGATTCCACATCCAATAAGTGGAATAATGTATATGGAGTATATACCAATTCCTTAAGATATGGTTTTTACCTTGTTTATGATGTAAATGATTATCCTACAGAAGATGATCTTAAAAAAATGATCGAAGATGAAAGTTCTGTTTATATATATGCCCTTCAAGATGAAATCGAGGCTAATATAGCTCTCAAAAACATACCGACATATTCTAATGAAACGTGGATAAGCACTAAAAAAGAGAATGTAAATCCTCGTATCGTAATGGATTGTGAAGTATCGGAAATATTAGATTATATCAGAGACGGTCTGATCGGTTACTATACCGGTCGAGGACGAAGCAACACGGATGAGAATAAAAACATTCTTCCGGATCTATCCGGCAACGGGAACGACCTTGAAAATAAAAACTTCGCATATACGCTGGAATCGGGTTACGGAGACGGTTATATCCAATATGACGGGGTAGATGACTTTTCAAGTGTTGTAAAAGCAATGACCAATATAGATTTTACAATTCTTTTTACAATTAGTGATGTTGAATTATTAACCGGTAATAGTTGGAGCGGACTTATTTATGGGAGTAGCTATTATTTAGGAATAAACAAGGGTATTTGTTTTTCGTCAGAGAATAGATATATAATGAATGGCAATGTTAGTAATACAAACTTTAATATTTCCAATAAAGGAAAAGAGATATTCGTTGTAGGATGCTTTAATGGCGGAAAAGAAAACAAAGTAATCGGGATTACATTAGGATCAATAAATAATTCCCCTATTTACGCATGTAAACAGAAAATATATGATGCATTAATATATAACAGGGAGTTAACCGAAGAAGAAATAAAGCATAACTATAAAGCGAGTTTGCAATATAACGGAATGACATTATGATAGCTATGTATGTAGTACCTACAATAGAATTAGTCCCTTTCGATAAGGACTTAATGTATAGAAGAAGAAACGCTGACGGGAGTAAGACTCTTATTCATAAAGAAGAATATGAGCGTTTAGTGCCCGTAACTTTGTATGAAGGCAGCAACAATTATCCTTTATACTATGGTGATGCACTTGAAGAACTTCTTAAATTAGACGAATGGCAAAATTTATAAATTATGATTGTACAAGTATTATCAAATGAATCTGTGAATGACAGGGGTTATGTGGTAATGAACAACAGCATAGACTGGGGAAGATACCGCAAAAATCCTGTTTTGATGCTACAGCATTTCCAATGGGATAATCCTATCGGGAGTGTTAAGGACATAAAGCTGAATACGAAGAAAAAGAGATGGGAAGGCATTCTCGTATTCGCTTCTACAAAAGAGGGACAGAAATATAAACAAATGTATGAAGAAGGCTCTTATAATGCTGTTTCAATAGCGGGAAAAGTAGAATTTGCAGAACGTAAAGGGAAAAAATTCACTACCAAATTTGAAGTATATGAAATTTCATTGGTAGCAATTCCGTCTAATGAAGATGCCGTGGCCATAAGAGAGAAAAACGCTAAGTTAGGATGTTTGCCGGTAGAGTTCTGCATTACCGAATCCCAACAGGTCGAACAACTTAGTGCCGACTTCGAAACTGAAATAAATAATTATTTATCTATGGAAGAAAAAGAAGAAAAATTAGAAAAAGCTCCTGAAAAGGAAGAAATCCAACAAGAGGTGCAGGGAAAAGAGAATCTCTCATCCGGATTAAGCGGTATTCTTTCTCGTTTTGAAGAAAAACTTTCTTCTTTATTGGGGAAAAAAGAAGAAGATCAGAATCCGGTAAAAGAGGAGAAATTGGAATCCGAAGAAGATGAAAAGGAAAAACTTTCATCCGAAATCGAAAAAGAACCCGAACAGGAAAAATTAGCTATCAATCCAGAAGAAAAAACTTTATCTTTTGACAAATCAAATCAAATTATGGCGAATTACACATCTTTAAACGATTATCTTTCAGATAAATCAAAAGCCTCGAAAGTAGTTAGAATGACTCGCCTTTCTGCAAAGGCTACAGATTCCGAATTGCTTTCAGTACAGGATGATTTGAAAGAAATTTCGTCTGTAATGCTTAATGACGAAAAATTAATGTCCGCTTTGGGACAGATAAGAATTTCAAACCCTAAACGGGGAGAAATGAGTCTTAACGAAATGCTTACGGCTATCGTAAACGATCATGAAATGTTACAGGCCGGAGGAAAGACATATCCGTTTATGGGAGACCCTGATCTGGCCGTTGTAAATTGGATCGGTCTGTTTTTCCGTCTGTTATTCCCGGTGAATACTTTTGCAGACAGAATCCCCCGTATTTCATCTACACAGGCTGGTACTATCCATGTACAAAGCAAATATAATCCTGCCGTATATTATGGGAATAACGTACCTGCAAGTCAGGCTACTCCGTATTCGTACGATGATGCAGCTATAGCAATCCCTACACGGGTATTCTCATTACAACCTACTTTATTCCAACAGGCGAATGATGATATGCTCAACTATGACAAACGAGGTTGGGGTATGGCGGAAGCATTGAGAGTAATTAGTAATGCAGCGCATAATTACTATCTTCAAACTATCGCTACAGCTGCTGCAGATAATAAAGTTACCATGTCAGGAACAGAATATTTCGCTTCTGCAGGAATGTTCCCCGCCAACACTTCAGCTGCCGGAGATATAACGAAAATTACCGTTACAGATATCTTGAACCTCAGTTCTTTATTCCGTAATCAGAATTTCAATTTCGATTATGAATATCCTGAAGTGATATTGGATTCGGTATATTACAACCAATTGATTGCGGATTCTTCATTTGTCAACTTGCTGAACAGACCGACAGAAAGCATCCGTCCAATGGGTACTACAGCATATAATTTCGAAATTCATGCACGTTCAATCACTTCTTTATGGAACACGGCAACTTCTGCTATCGTAGACCCGAAATTATATGGTATTCCTTTGGAATCTAACGGGAATATTCCTGCATCATACAATCCGCCTACGTTGGCAGTTACTGCATACGGATTGGGTATCGGATTTTTCCCGTCACAGGTTATTATCGGTATCGGTAATACTCATGTACACATGGTACAAGACCCGACCCGTTACGGTTGGATGTTCTCAATGGATTTCCGTACAGGTTGCGGTGCAGCCCGTGAGGACGGTGTAGGAACTGGATTGATTGTACCTGCTGCAAAAAATGCAGGATAAATATTATCTTACTTAGTCACAGAAATGTGACTAAGTATATTATTACACGCACAAAAAAAACAATCATTATGAAAACAACTGAATTTAAAGATTCTTTCTTTGTAGAACTTCTTGCTTTTGTCACTGCTTTCGAGACTTTATATGTTACTTCTGACGGTAATATGTTCCGTACAAAAGTCGATGCTACTGACAGGTGCAAAGATACTTTCGAACGTTCTAAAGGTAAAAAGACTATGCAATGGGCTAAAATAACAAAAGACAATTGCCCTTTAGACAATGAAGCATTTACTTCTTTAATGGAAAAATATGTGGATAATGACGAAGTTAAGAAAGTCGATGCCCCTGTAGTAGATATTGAAGCTGCAAAAGCTGAAATAAAAAAAAGAAAGAAGGCTGAAAAGACAATTAAAAATTAAATGTTATGGCTAAAACAGGTATTTATGTATCATTATCCGATAGCCAGATAGGTAATAACCAGAGCGATGAATCTATTGCGATGATTTTTGCGGATGCCCCTGCTATTTCAAGCACTTTTCTGCAAGATAAAGCCTATATGATTACCGGACTTCAGGATGCCGCCGCTTTGGGGATTACCCAAGAATGGGAAACAGAGCAATTAAGTTCATCCGGATCACGATTATACACACATATCGCAGATTTCTATGCCAATGCCGGTTCAGGGACAAAATTGTGGATATGCGGTACTACATTCACGTACGGCGAATCCGGTTCGCTCTCACAGGCTTCGTTCTATTCCGGTAAAGTAGCGGATGCCGTTATGCAGACCGTAGAAAACGGATATGCTTTGAGACCAAGAATATTTATCCTTTGTAAAGGTGAGAAAGCCGCAGCAAGTACAAAATATACAAGTAGTGTGTTGAATTGCGATTATGATTTAACGGATATTGCTGCATTCCAAACTTTTCTGGAGGATATGTCTAATGACAATTCCATTCGTATGTGCGGTATATATGACGGGGCTTTCCTTAACCCCGCAACTACTCCTATCGATGTCACGAACTTAACGGATGCGTCCGGTCTTAATGCTCCATTGGTAGGGTATAATATCACCGATATTCACGGTTACGGAATATCAAGTACAGGACATGTGGGTGGAATACTTTCCGGGAGGAATATACAGGCTTCAATAGGTAATGTCTCTTTGGGAAGCACGGTGCAAAAAGCATACTTTACTAATGTAAAGAATACTTCAGGGTCTATTACCTACAAATCCGGCACACCGGTATCTCAACTTAACAATGCAAAGAATGATATTATCGGTGAAAAAGGATATGTCTTTTTGAGAACGAGACCTATGATTACAGGGCTTTTCTACAATGACGGATCAACATGCAATTTGTCTACAAATGCACTTTCTAAACTTGAAATGGTACGTGTAGGCAATGCAGTATGTGATGATGCACAACAGTTCTTGACATTGTATCTTAATGTGAATATCCCGGTTGAAAGTGACGGGACAATCCTCGCTTCATACAAGTCGTCTATGTCTTCGGATTTTTATTCGAGATATATACAGCCTCGTTTGAATGCCGGTCAGGCTTCGGACATACGGGTTACTTTCTCTGAAAAGGACGGTAATTACGTACAATCCAAAGCGATACAATGTACAGTTGAAATATTGCCTTCTCCTGCTATGGAACAAGGATATGTAAATGTTTTTTATGTTTCATCTTTATAATATTATATCATGGATAAATCAGAATATATCGTAAGCTCTGCCGATGTGGATATATATATTTCTTTCGAAGGCGGGACACCTATAAAGATTGAAACCGGTGCTTCTATGAACTGGAGACTGTCGCAGTCCGTTAATCCCATATATGCCATATCATATAAAGACCCTATTTCAATAAAGGCGATAAACGCTTCATATACAGGGTCTTTGGATATACAATCCGGAGAATGGAATGCCATACTTAATAATTATGCAGCTACTCATACTAACCCGGTAGCTTCATTAATAAACAGTAACGTTAAGTTCTCTATTTCGGTGACTTACAATCATAGAAATCCGATCCAGCCTTATGCAGCTACTACTACATGGACGAATGTCATTTTCTCTGACGAAAACGGGAGTATTACTGCTAACGATCCTCAAACAATAATAAGCCTTGAATTTCAAGGAACAGGTATTATAAGAAATACCACTGTATTACCAGCTACAACTAATTAATCTACTACCGGGAACTTTTTAATGGAGTTCCCGGTTAAAAAATCACACGCAAAATGAGAAATATTTTCGAATTGCCGAACTTAAAATATATGTCGGCAGTACCAGACCCTAAAACCTCTGAAATGATAGAAACGGAAAAAGAGGTTAATAACTTGCAGATTTTCAAACTTCAAAGGACTAACTTGGCGCATTCTAAATTCGCATTCGGTCTTAACAGAAACGGGGATATGGATATGGATGCAATTATGGATGATGCTGTAAAATATGCCAAATTATGTATAGTAGACCCTAAATTAAGAGAGGAGATATCTAAAGACGCTTTCGCCTGTCTGACTATTTTCCAATCCGAAGAAGTTCAGAAGGATATAGCCGATTTTTTTATCATCATTTCTCGCCAAATGGGAATATCCGGAAGCGAGGAAAAGACTATTCAAGAATAATAGATGAAGATGTAAAAGAAATATTAAAAAGAGATTGCCTTTTTATTCAGAAATGTTTAATTTCACGATATTTCAATATCCCGATAGATCAGGTCACTGAAAGATTATCAGCTAAAGAGATAAGCGATTATGCTATTGGGGCGTATTGGATGATATATAACATAGATTTAGCTCCTTTTCACGAAAAGAAATGATATGAATTATTCTGTTGTTTTAGACCTCAAAGGGAATATATTAGAAAAGCTTAATTTAGTAGACGATAAGCTGAAAGATATTAATAGAAAGGCGAGGAATGTGCGTGTGAATGGCGGAGGTTCAGGAAGTTTTTCCTCCTCTGCCTCACGCAATATTATAGATTCTAAAACAGAAAGAGAATTCAGATATTTAAACTATAAATTCAGGCATAACAAATTTTTCGATTTCTCACAGACTTTCCAGAAACTGGAAGATGCGAAAAGAGCCAGAAGAAGATTCCAACAGAATTTTTGGTCGAATGCTACTTCTATTTCAGGAGCAAGAAGAAACTTCGGGAATTTCCTGAATATGTTTAATGAGTTCTCACAAGTTGTATTAAAAACAATTCCTATTCTCCGACAATTTGTTACAGGGATGGGAGCGTTAATAGGGATTAATGCCATTGGTGTAGTAGGAGGCGGATTATTATACAAATTCGGGAAACGCTCTTTAATGGGGGAAAGCGTAACTACTGCAATTCAAAATACCGCAACCTATGATATGGTTAGGCTGACACGAGGAAGCGATTTTGAGAATATATATAAGAATGCTTCGGATATAGCCACAAAAACAGGGGCGAGTCGTTCAGGCACAGTATCTTTATTAAATACCTTATCAGGTCTTACGGTAGGTAATACAAAATTAAACGATAGGGACGCTAATTTTTTCGCAAATGTGGCATCACGTATTTCTGCCGTATCGGGTAGAGATATGCAAATTGTAGGGTTGAACTTACAACAATTACTAACTACTTGGCAGGGAATAGATATGAAGGAATTGTTCAAGTCAGTTCCTTTAATAGAAAAATATGTATTCGATTTAAGGGCGCAATCAAAGAATAAAGGAGAGGATATATATAGTTTTATCCGCAATAATCCGCAATCTCTTATAGATGCCTTCGCTAAATTTTCCGAATCCTATAATTTGCCTGACGTGGCCGTAGCAAGAGGAAGGGTAGCGTTATCGGAAGAAGAATTATCTATGTCGAAAACGAAATCCCTTGAAAAATTCTATATTGCAATAGCCGATCTTTCAGTAAGCATAAATAAAGCATTGGAAGGACTATTTACTGAAATAGGGAAGATAGATTTTAAACCTTTATTGAATACTTTCGAGGATTTTGTAATGAGTATTATATCCATAGGAAGTTCCTTTGCAAAGTTCCTACAATCCGATGAATTTATAAGAATAAAGAATATTATTTCCAATGCAGCAAAAGGGGTTGTGGCCGGTTATGCTGTAGGAGGACCAATAGGTGGAGGAATAGGAGGTATAGCCGGGACTTTGTATGGAGGATTCAAAGACCCGGACAAATATAGTCCTGAACAGAGAGCATTATTTTCTAAATTTTATGATTATAATAGTTTTTCAAGAACCCTTCTTACCAAAATCGGCTTTACATCTACATCATTATTCCGCGATAAGGAAGGGAAATTGAGATATTCAAGTGTAAATAATGCCCCTACTAAAATAAAGCTCACAAATGCAGAATATGGGGAACTCGCTGAAAAATTGAGTTTCGGGTCAAAGAGATTAAATCAAATGGGGTTTGATCTTTTAAGAGGTGTAGGTACAGAACAGACTATAAAAGAAGTTTTGGCCGGTATGGATAATTATAATCCTAAAATACAGGGAGTTTCAGGTGATGAAGAAACAGGGAAACTTCAAAGCCTCACAAGGGGATCAAGAGCTCTTATAATAAATTTCAACAAGTCTATTGTTGAAATGATAAATAATATGCAACCCAACGATACGGAATCCTTGTTAAAGGAAATGGAGGAAGTTGCTGAAAATGCTGTTACAAGAGGGTTGCATATAGCTTTTAATAATGCCACATTAACAGCTTCAAGTCAATAATAGGATATGGAAGAAAAAAAAGATTATACAGCCAATAGTTCTGTACCGTCATTCGGTGAACTCGTATCTAATGCCGGAGCTTCTACATTAAGTAAGATAGGAGATGTAGTTCGAAGTGGGAATGAAGTTATAGATACTGCAAATAATCTTATGAAACTTACATTCTCAACTGTAGGTATAATAAGATCTGTAAGAGGCGTAAAATCCGAAGAAAGTAAATATTCTAAGGGTTTGGAAGAGAAAAAACGTTACGTTTCATATTCCGATAGATTATACAAGAAAGATGATAATTCCAATAAGGAATTATATAATACGAATTATGATTATATATTTCAATGCGGAGATTATTTCTTGCCGCTTTCATTTAGTTTTTCCGTTTCCGGCACTACCAATATAGTAAAATCGCAATTGGTAGGAGGCATTCAGATACTCGAAAACACTTTCTATGAGCCTCAAATTATAGAAATGAGAATAAGGATGGAACGTAGGCAATGGGACGCAAAAACGGGGACAGATGAAATGTCTTTTATAATGCAACAGGATCGTTCTGTAGCCAGATTGGGAGATTTCTTGAAATACATCAGAAAAGATCAGCCTATTTTTGAAGTATCTAATCCCTATATCACAAAAGATTTAGGTATAAAATATTGTACATTAACAAGATACAATATAATCCCTACGGAAGGGTCTGACATTACTATGATAAACTTAACCTTAATGGAAGTGGATTTAACAACACAAACATTATTTGTAAATTGATATGCCTAACTGCCGATTAAATTATTTTATATGCGAAAATGAGGTATGGGTAGAAGGTAGGAAAATACTCAACTTCGTATCTTTTGAATCCAACAATACAAGAGATCATCTTGCAGAAAGGGGAGAATTGAAGATACCTATACATACAGTAGCCAAACTCGATAATACCGGAAACATAATTACAGGTATGACAATAGTAGACTTGGCCAAATATAATATAAAAGTCGGTGCGCAAATACAAGTAAAAGCAAAATATAAAGATATAGCTCAGGTAGAATTCGGAAAACCTCTATTGATATTTGACGGGTTCATAAAACAGATAATCTCCGGATTCCCTACTACTTTGATATTGGAAGATAGGGCCTTTATATTGAGATTCGGAAAGGTAAATAAAGAATGGGTTCAAAAAGCTCCATTAACAGAAGGATTAGAATATTGCTGTAAAATAGGGAATGAGGCATTTTCAAAATATCGTGACAGTCAAGGTCTCACATCGTCTTATAAACCCTTAGCCGTTTCATCTGAAACGGCTACTTCTGAATTTAACATGAAAGTATGGAAGGGTGCATCTCCGTTTCAAGTATGCCAAAGATTAATGGATATGTTCAAAATATTTACCGGGATAGATAAAGAAGGGAATCTTTATATGGGTACAGGAAGTACGTTCCCGGATAAAGAAACCATAAAATTGGACACTAAAGTTAATGTAATAGATAGGGACATAAAACCTGTAAACGGGATGTTTGAAGATTATTATGTCGAGGCTAATGCCTATATAAATGGCAAACGAGTTAAAGCTACTGCAGGAGATAAAGAGGCATCATCGAGAAGGATAAATTTAGGATATAAACCTATCCAGACGGAAGAAGGTCTTAAAGAAATAGCCATAAATGCTTGGAATGGATTAAGGTCAACTACAAATTCCGGAACTATAACTACATTGCTTTATCCGGATATTAAAATGTTCGATTATATTGAATATACAGATAATTTGCTCCCTGAACTGAACAATAATTTTTATGTTATTGGAATAAGAATAAGTTTAGGGGCAAATGGCTACAGAAGAGTTTTAACGGTTACGGATAACAGGTTTGAATGGTAATATTATGGGACTGAAATTCGAAACAGCTATGCAAGAAATAGGGAATAGTCTTTCTATAGCTATTTCCGAAATGAGGCCTATATCCCTCATGTATGGAGAGGTTATATCAGTAAATATAGAGGAAAAAACATTCGATTTATCCACATTAGAGGATAGTGAGATAAGAGACATACCGTTAACAGGTGTTCAAGGTATTGAGACCTCTACTATCGTTACCCCTACAATAGGCTCACTTGTAATAATAGGATTTGTTCAGAATGATCCGTCACTTGCTTTCCCTATCCTTTTTACCCAATTGGATAAGGCGGACATTACAATAGGTAATTCTACCGTTTCAATTACCAATGATAAAATCGTTCTTAATGGTGGGGATTCCCCTTTGATCTATATAGAACAACTTACTTCAAAACTTAACGAGCTTGTAAGTACGGTAAATGATATTATATCTACATTCAACAATCATACACATATTGTCCCGCAAGGAACGAGTGATATGCCTTCCCCCAAAATAACGGGTACAGCGAAGGATTTTGATGAAACGGATTATCAAGATGAAAAAATAACTCATTAATTTGTTTTTTATTATTAATTTAGTAAGTTTGTATAAAACAATATATATATGCAGGATATATATTTCGATTTTGATAATAATGATATAAAGTTTAATGAACATGATTTGTTTATAGCCGATCCATGTTCATTACAGAACGGGGCTATGTTCTTTTCTAAAAGCTGTGTAGACCTTAATAACGCAGGCAAAGGAATAGGGTTTAAAGAAATCGGGATATTATGCAATCAAAATGAAGCTAACAGACTTTCATCCGAATGTGTAGATCAACTATATAATGACGGGGCGCAATCAGCTAACATAAATATAACTGTTCTGGAAAATTTCGGAGAATATGAATATGATCTATCTGTAAAATATAAACAAGAGATAACAAATGAGTAGTTATGTTGTAAAACACGGACAGAATATATATGATTGTATGTTATGTATATCCGGAGATATTCAAGAAATAGATTTATTACTTGAACTTAATAATATAACTTCTTATACTCCTGATTTAGCAGTAGGGCAGGTTCTTAATACTACCGATATAAAGAAAAGTAATAATGAGGCTCTTTTGCGTGCAGAGAAATATCCTTTCGCCAATGAGTCCATTGATATTAACACTTTACAATCGAATATATCCGAAATATGGGATTCTTTGGATGAGATAAATAATTCAACAGAATATTTATCGTCTTCCGACAATATACCTTTAAGAGATAATACTAATAACCTTTTATATTCTAAAAATGGCTAAAACTTTAAGTTATACATTTGATCAAATCGAGGCTGCATTAAAGCAATCGACAGAAAATATAGTAAAATCACTTTCAGTATTTATATATATTTTAAATGAGTTAGGGAATACAGATAAAAGCGATGATATTAAACAAACATTTACCTTATGTGGATTTACATTTGACGATCTGTATAATTATTTAACTACAGAAAATCATACTTTATACTGCCAAACTACAGGAGTTCAAAGTGCCATATCTATAAATATCAGTGAGACCACTTTAAATTATAGTTGTATTTATTATAATGATACTGGGGCTAATGAAAATGGTTCGATATTATTTAATGGAACTATTACAAGAGATTCATCAGATTCTAATTATAAACTAAGAGTTCAAAGAACAGACCTTAATTTGTCCCGTAATGTCCCTTCCTTAGTAGGTTTGTCCTCACAAGAAGAAATACAAGAATGGCTAACTTCGAATTTTAAAGATGCAGATGATTTAAAGAATGCTTGTAAAAGCAATCTATATATGCTATACAATGGAGTATATACCCCATTATATTTATCTACTAATACCGCCGGTACTGTCTTACAAATCTGTTATCACAGATATACATCAGTATATGATTATGGAACAATAATATATTGTGTATTACAATCTGGTACATTAAATATAACATCCTTTTTATATAAAAATGGAATATGTGATATTACTATAAATATTGATAATTCTATTTTAGTATATAATACAGGAGATAGTTATGAGAATATGAACGGTTGGCTATCAGACATTTTCGGCACTTATGATGAATCCGTTATAATGAGTGCCTATGACGGTACGAGATTTACAATAAATGATAGTGCCGGACGTCTAACAGAGTGTTTGACATTTTGGGGTGAAAGTGTCGGAGGTGATAATGTCAAATGGACTATAGCATTCTTTGATTCAGGAATAAATAAGATATATAGTGAAGTTATAACTTATAATCCCACTTCTGGAACTATTACAGTTGAAAAAACGAGTATATAATTATGGCTGGAGAATATAAAAATTCGATTATTGCTAATATCCAATCATTTTTTGGGTTTGCTAATCAAAGTGCGAGTGCATTATGGTATAGAATAGCCACTTTCGCAAGTGATATTATAGATATTATCAATATTGAATTATCAAATACTGAAACTATAATATCCGATGCAGCTTTAAATCATAGAGTGTTAAACCAGAGTTATTATGTAGATATAGCGAAGGAATATCAGGAAGGTGTAGACCTAATAGAAATAGATACTACATTGCATAAATTAGGATATGCACAAATAGATACTTCTAAACAGATCATAAAACAAGCTTCAGTATCTATTCAAGATAATTTTATCACTCTTAATGTAGCTACTACAGACTCAAATAATAATCTAATCCCTTTAACTCCCGATCAGCTGTCTTCTTTTTCTTCATATTTTGAAAATTTTACGGCATTCGGACTCCCGGTGAATATAAAATCAGAAGAAGCGGATGTAATAGAAATAGATAGTTCTCAAAATCTTATTTCTTATGATTCTGTTATTTCTTTAGACCAATTAAAACAGAACATTTCAGATAAATTAGATGAAATAGAACAGAATGTAATATTAGGGAATACCTATTATATTAATGATATTGTTTCTCAACTAATGGAAGTTGACGGGGTTATAAATGTGTATATAGGTAGTGTTAAGATAACAGCAGATAGTTCAACAACTACTACATCAAATAAAATAAATTTAGTGTCCGGATATTTCAATTTTAAAGAAGGCACACAGAATACATTCAAGTATGAAGCGGTTTCGTGATTTCGACATATCTAAATTTATTTACCAAAGATTCAGGGCTAATTATTTGGTAGATTCAGAATGTAAATTGAATTATTTATATATTCTTCTATCATGTATGTTCTATCCTATAAAAATTTTATTGTCCCATTTTAATTCAAAGAGGGTGGAATATTACAAAATAGCCGGATGTGGATATGGGAATTATGCAGTAAAAAAAGTCATAGAAGATATTTTCGGGGATAAATATCCTAATATAGTTATCCAATATGGGGATGATGAAGGCGGTAAATTCTTTTATTCACAAAGTCAGTCAGACGGTTCACAGGTATTCATGCCTTCATTAAGCCAGACTTCTGCCAGTGCGTTTTATATGCCTAATCACACTACATCTAAAGTAGTCAATATAATTATTCCTCCGGAACTTCAAAATAACACGGAGGATTATTCTTATTTCCTTAAGGTTATAAGATCTCTATTATTATATGGAATAAACTATAAAATTATAGTAATATGAAGACACAGTTAATGCAGGTAGATACTACTTCAGGCAACAGGATGTATGCCGAAGATATACAATATGGGGCTAATGTTTATACGGAGATATTCAGAGGTGGAATGGGTATAACAGGAGCTACTAATTCAGGGATTTTCAAAATATTCGGTATTGCAGTAAGTGGTACATCAATACAGATAACAAAAGGGTCTCTTTTGATATATTACAACGGTACAAGTTCTTCTACAATAGTAGATTCAGATCAGATAGCCGTCTGCAGATACAATGGTAACGTCGTTACCATCAATCAAGGTTCTGCATTTAATTTATATGTAGGGTATAACGAGACCCAAAGAGTAAATGAGAGCGGTAGTAATTATATCGCTTACCGGGATTATTTTTTTCAAACCACTTCATTCTCCGGGTCAAAGCTGACTCTAAGTGTACCGGCAAATCTAACTATACCTGAATTAATGAAGCAATACGGGTGGAATTATCCTATGCCTAAATCATTTACTTTTGATTTGCTTGAAATTCCAGTAGATGCTGAAGATATATTGGCAGGGGGGTCTGTTGGCACTGGCCAATTGGCCAACTATTGCGTTACTTCAGATAGAATAGCCAATGGGGCTGTCGGAACGGATCAGCTTAATGTCAGTGAGGTTAACGGGATGTTCTTTGATTACACCATATCTAACATTTCGCAATTTGGCACTGTATTCAATAATATACTTTCGAGAGGATCATATAAAGTAAGGATTCTTGCCGGAGAATACAATATCACACAATCATACAATTTAGGCAATACTTCATCTAACAACAAAGTTGACATATATTGCGATCCCGGAGTAGTTTTAAATGGATTTTTATCTACTAATGTTCTTTCTAATTTTATTGTAACAAGAGATTCCGGGTCAGGAGGAGTGACTTTACATGGAGGTAAAATAAATGCAATTTATCAAAGTGGAGAGACCACTAATCCTCATTCGGTAATAGCAGGATTCAGCGGTATATATGATTCTATATTATGTTTACCGCTGAATCCTACCACTACACAAACCTCGACTATATGTATATCAAATAGTTGTAATATTATTAATATTACAATAGATTTAATATCCACTTCTTATTCAAGTACTCAATCGGGGAAAGCGGAAGTAATATTTAGAGAATGTAATAATATATCTAATATATTCATATCTAAACCTCAAGTATCTTCAAATAATCCTCCATATATCAGGATATTCGATACTTGTAATAACATCTCTAACGTAAAAATAAATACGACTCCGGTAAATAAGTATATTACATTTTTTATGTTGTGTAAAAATGTGTCCAAAGTAGATATATCTATCTCTGGACAATTCCCGGTAAGCACAACAAGGTGGATTAATGTTTTTCAAACTACCAATAACATTTCCGATTTTAATATATCAGTAGATAATTACGGATATGATTCCATAAATAATGAGACGATATATTTAGTATATTTATGTAAAAATATAAGTTCAGGTACTATTAAATTAAACAATACAAGCTCTTCATATCTTATTCCTATGTTGAAAGTAATATATGAATGCATGTTTGTTCAAAACATGTATATATTAGGCGATACTCCACTTATAACCTATATAGAAAATAGTCATGGAGTAACAAATAATGTATTATATTCCGCCAATGGTGTAGCAGAAGTAGATGTATATCTAAATAGTTATGCATCATCAGATAATAGTACCAAGTGCGGTAATACCGCACTTGGGGGATTCAATTATTCAATAGAAGGATTACCATGATAAATTTAACATATATGAACGGTTTTAATGATATTAGAATTTTATTTGTAGGAATGTTTTCAGCGATATGCTCTTTTTTCGCTCCAATAACAGATTATATTTTTGCTCTGACAATCGTATTCCTGTTAGATTTCCTTGCAGGCTTGATTTCAAGCATATTGGTTAATAACGAAAAGTTCAAGTTCTCTAAATTTAGGAGGTGTTTGATAGACATTATGGTATATTTCATCATTATAACGAGCATTTACGCTGTGGGGAAATTTACTCATAAACCGGACGGTGCTATACAATGTGCGTCTGGAATAATGTTCATTGTAATATATTATTATGCTGTAAACATATTCCGCAATTTAAGTATTTTAATGCCAAATAATAACTCCATAAATTTCATTTATTATGTATTGAGCTTTGAAATACTCAGTAAGTATCCTATATTGAAAAGGTTCAACGAAATCAAAGATAAAAAGGAGGATAAATGAGCGAATATTTCAATATAAAAGAGCTTGTATGCCCGGATGTTTATAATAAATTCGGGGATCAGGCATGGATGTTTATAGACCATAGACTGATAGAGACTCTTGATATAGTCCGGGAAAAGATATTATGTCGGCCTATGGTAATAAATAATTGGGCTTCAGGGGGAGGTTATACCCAAAGAGGACTTCGGTGCAATATTTGCCAGCTTGTAAAAAGCAAAACAGATATAGGTAGAATATATATGTCGGCACATAATTTCGGGAAGGCTATCGATGCTACTGTGCAAGGGATGACGGCGGAAGAAGCGAGGAATCTTATCATAAAGAATCAAGTTCTATTACCTTATCCTATCAGATTAGAAGATAATGTATCATGGCTTCATTTAGATGTGTATGATATGAACAAAGGGAAAGTTTATTTGTTTAAAGTATGAAAACGTTGCCGGTAATAGTTGCATTTTTCTGTATAGGGTTTATCTTTGGATATACGGTAAGTAATAATCGAATTAAAAGCCAAAATAAGCCCCAAAATGACACGATAATTACTTACGTGATAGATAGTGCCACATACACCGATAAAGTTGAAAATACGAAAGAATTTACGCATTATGACACGATATATATCCCTATGATACATGACACTGTTAATCATAGGGACACGATATATATTCCTGTAAATATACCCATATACAATTATACATTTAAGGATAGCTTATATTTCATTGATGCAGAAGGATATAACGTTAAGATGAATAGAATAGAAGTTTATCCGAAAACAGTATATCGTAATATTGTCCGGACTGAATATGTAGAGAAATTTGAGAGAGATAAACTTTTTGGTATTGGTATTCAGGCCGGATGTGGGTATAATATTTATGGTAAAAATTTCAGTCCGTTTATAGGGATAGGTATTTCATACAATTTCATACGATTTTAAGTTTCATTTTTTTCGAGTAATGCACGATGTCCCCAATTGTGAAATTCGGGGCATTTTTATATACAAAATATTATGAATAAGATAAATATAAAACCACTATCGATAAATGAGGCTTGGCAAGGCAGGCGATTTAAAAGTTCAAAATATAAAGTATATGAGGCTAATATTATGCTTTTATTGCCTAAAATAACCATTCCTCCTAAAAATTGGCTTATAATTTATTATGTCGGATATTCAAACGTCCAAAGCGATATAGATAATTTTGTAAAACCTTTTCAAGATTGTTTACAAAAAAAATATGATATAAATGATAGATATATATATGCTTATATAATTGAAAAACATATAGTTCCTAAAGGTGAAGAATATATACAATTTGAAATCATACATATAGATATAGAAGATAATAGGGGAATAAAAAAGCCTCTACTCTTAGAGGCTTTGCAGAATAATATGTGTTATAAAGAATGTTTTTAGATATGCTATTTTCACAAACCGCATATTGAGGAAACAAAACTAACGTATATATAGGCTTATATCCTATGCAAAAATAAAAATTATTTATTTACTAACCAAATCATTTTAACATCCTATCCATTTCCATACGGTAAAATTCCATTTTTTCCGTATAAGTAGCAAGCATATTATTCGTTGTTTCGTCAAAACTGTTTAATTCAAAACATTTATTGATATAATCATAAATATTTTTTAATTCTTTTGATGTATCTGAACACATTGATTCCCAATCTTTTATTATAGGGTCTTGATCTATAATTGAATTTTCCAAGAATTGTTCGAATGTATGAGAGGGTATTTCATTATATTGTACGATTCTTTCAGCGCATTTATCTGCTAATTCATTTAATACATCAGCTATTTTATCGAAAGTTTTATGTAAGGTTATGAATTTCTCTCCATATACTAACCAATGTCTACCTTTGATATTCCCGTATGAACATTTTGCAGAACATAAAATTTTATCTAAATTGTTTATTTCCATAATAGTATATTTTATGGTATATCATCATCATCATTATTATTTGGTGCACAGTATTCTTTAAAATCTAAAACTTTGCCACTCCCTATAAATATTTTCGGTTCTTTCCTTTCCCATTCTTCTTTTGTTTGTGAAACATAGATTGTATGTGTATTACCGAATTTATCTTTATTTCTCATTCTAACGATAGAAAGATTTAACCCTGTATCTTCTCTCCCGTCTCTCCTTGTAAAATGTTTCAATTTACTTTCCGGGATATTTGCAAAAGTAATATTGCATTTTAAAATTTTCGTTCCCATATCGCAAATGTATTAAAATTGTTAGTTATTTAAAATTTCTATTCTTAAATTTTCTATCTTCCCTATCATATTTGATATTTTATCAACATCTTTTTCAGATATTTCTACAAACAGTACATCATATTTAGGGCGGTATATCTTGTATATAGGTCTCCATTTAGCTATATAATATTCTTTATTCTCAATAACCAATTTCGCTATTTTCCCTTTCAGTATTTCTTTTATTGTTTCTTCTACCGATTCCATTCATCTCCTTATTTATCCGGTCAACAAAATCAAATAAATCATTATTTGAACAACCCTCAAACACTATTTTATTGTGGTTAATCATATTGAATATCAATTTCCCACCCTGTTTGTCATGTTCAATGCTCTCTACATGATCTATATTGACAGCACATTTTTCAGTTACAAAAACTATCATTTTATCGTATCATTTTTAATTTTACAAGAACAGTCATAAAATAAAGTTCTTTCATGTCATATTATTTGTAATTATAATTTTATGTACTTTCCTTTTAAGGAACAATTTTTCAATATGTTATCACAATCTTTTCCGTATGCAACCAATACAGAACCAGATCCCGGAGAATTACCAAGTGACCCATCTTGACGAATAAATTTGATTCTACCACATAAAAACTTTATAGATGTTGCTCTGTTAAATATTTGCTCATGAAACATCTTATTATCTACTCTTGCATATAATAAAGCTATCCCGTTACCATGATCGGCAAGACGTGTTACAAATTCTTTTAATATAGGATTAGTGTAAGGGGGATTAAGAAATACACGTCCAAACCATTCTTTCAACAACCCGTTATCTTCTTTTGTATATGATTTTTTTGCAGTGTACCAATTATTACATGGAGCGCACGGGTCTAAGTCGAAACCATCCCCTAATGCCTCTATTATATATTTGGGCGTGTACCATTCAATTGTTGTATTTTTTGATCTTTCAAAACTAATATTCATATCTAAAAATTTTTTCCATGTTTGTATTCTCGTAATCTATTATAACTCATTTTAACATCAATGTGCCAAAGAATATCTATACCTAAACATTCACATAAATTAAATATATATTTAATGCAATAATCGATCCTATATGGCAAATAAAAATTGGATGAAAGTTTTGATATCATTGTAAAAATATGTTCTGGTATCGATTTATTTCGGATATCTATTGTTTTTAAACATTCCGGAACAACATTAAAATTTCTATACCCTGCAAAAGATAAAAGCCGTATAACTGTATCTGCAAGTTTATCTTCAAATGAATCTATTATATATATTTCAAAGTATTTTCTAAACGTTGGAGTTCCTCTATTTTTCAATTTTTTTAAATTTAATAGTATATTATATGAAGTTGTATTTTCATATGTATAATTCCCTATTTTATAGGCTTTTAATGCTTCCATAAGTTCTCTAATAACAAGTATCAAATAGGATATATCGCTAACTTCTTCGTCGTAAAGGCCGCTATTTTTTGCTATTTCATAAGCCTTATCACGTAATAAATTAAAATTTATATCTTTCATATTTTTTATTGTTTATAATTGTCTCAATACAGTATCATCGAAATATTCACAAGCTGGATCATCATGTTTTGCACCATTATTCCCCAAACTACATTCACAAAAAGCATCGCAATTACCGCAAATATTATTGTTATTTTTATCCAATGCTATTTCAATTTCATTTAAAGTTATGTTTGTGTCCATTGTATTTATTTTAAATATTACCCCAAATATTCTTTGCACTTAAACCCTTTATTTTTTAACAATTTAGCTGTTTCTAAGCTAACGTAATCTTCTTTGTTCATTTTTAAGAATTTAAATTATGTATCACAACTCATAAAGATGAAAACAATTCATTGTAAGTCATTTTCTTTTTCTTTATTCAAATCATTTACAGCTATATTATTACATTTTTCACAAAGAAAACGGTTATCAATATCTTCAACATAGATAAGATAAATATCTTCGTCATCGTTGAACTCATGATCGCAGTTAAAACAACGTCTTTCTACTGGGAAACCTAAATGTTCTCTATTTTTGCGATATACTCCGAATTTTGAAAAAGGTTTATCTACGGCAAGTAAAACCTTATATTTACATTCAAGAATTTTAGTTATTATCATCTTTTACCTCCTTCCATTTGGGGCATAACGTAATCAGCTACTTGTATATAATTACATATGATAATCTGTATATTTTCATCAATTTTAAAAACGCTTATTTTATTGTCTTGTGCAACAAGATGTATATCATGAGTTCCAATTATTTCCATTGCTTCAAATAAGATTTGAACTTCATATGTCCTTATACATTCTTTATTGAATTTTATAGATGAATCCCTCCAAGGTATCATCTTTCCAGTCTTTTTCTGGGCTCTATCAACATACCCTGTTCCATTACAAATAGGGCAATCATATTCATATTCGTAAAATTCGCCGTTTCTATCGGTATATTCCCAATCGACTACACCGCTTCCGTAACACTCCGGACAGTCTGTATCTTCTTCGATTTCGATAACTTCCTCATCTTTCGGAACGCTTGCAAGAGCTTTCTCAATATCTTTGTAGGTAATCAGATAATTACAATTTTCTTTTGGTATTGTTATATTTGCTCCATTAATTGGTTCATATTCCCTACTAAGAATTTCATCCTTAATTCTTAACAATATGCGTCCATTGGTAGCGTAAACATATCCGTCTTTTGTATAAGGTTTTTTATATCCTAGTTTCAGATCATCTGTACCAACAAATAAATTGAGAAGTTTTTCCTTATTAAATGATTTTCCCATTATTAAACTCCTTTCATCATTTTCTTATTTAAGTTTCACAAAATATTCTACAGTTTATAATATGTTTCTTGAATAGCCTTGAATATCTCGTATACCACTTGTGGAACAACCGCATTCCCATATGCTTTTAAACTTTCTTCTCTCCATTTAGGAAAGGTAATGCCGTCCAATTTGGAGGGTAACCCATCATCTCCTCCACAAACAGGGGATTGAGTCGGGAAGTCTCTCCAGTTTGGAGGAATGCAAGTTCGCTCATTTCTTCTCCAAGATTGCTTTTCCCTCTGTCTCTTAACGCATGCCGACAATCCTGTGCTTTCGGTGTGGGTAACAGGTTGCTTACCGACAAATCCCTCAGTTTTGCGGAATATATCTGACCTGACGCCCTTTTTATCTTCTTCCATTTCTTGTTGCATACTTTCAACCCCTGTATCTGTACGGTTGGCGACAAACCAAACCCTGTCCCTTCGATGGGTCGCCCCGACGGCACAAGCCGGAATAACAATCGGTTGGACGCGATAACCCTCTCGTTCAATATCTTTACAGATTGTTTCAATGATATATTCTTGGCGCAACAATACTCTTTTTCTGTTATCTTCTCCGAATATAGAGTATTGATAACCCATTTCAACCTCTTTACCGGGCTGTACCATCGATATGATCCCAGCAACATTCTCACCAACAATCCAAGTCGGTCGTATCTCTTGTATTGCTCGCAACATTTCCGGCCAGAGGTAACGGTCATCATCCGTTCCTTTTCTCTTCCCTGCGACGCTGAAAGGTTGGCATGGGAATCCTCCGCTAAGAACATCGATTTTACCTCTCCATTTTGTAAAATCTGTCTTTTTGATGTCTGCATAGTGTTCTGCATTAGTAAAATGATAGTTTAATATTTTAGTGCAAAATTCATTTATCTCACAATGAAATACGTTTTTCCAACCTATCCATTCGGCAGCAAGATCGAACCCGCCTATGCCGCTGAACAAAGAACCGTGATAAACATATTTTTCTTGGGTATTCATGGTTTCTGTAATAGCTTTATGGCTTCTTTATCTCCTTTCTCAGCACGTTCCTTTATTTTTTTGTATTCTGCAAATCCTACAGATCCCTCAAAACTAAAAACCTCAGTAGAACGCTCTTTAAATTTAATTGAATCATTTATGGAATTATCCTGTGCAGCTTTATCCCTAATTTTATCATATTCATGAAGCCAGCGCATTATTACTTCCCCGTCAATCCGTCCATATACTTTTTCAAACATTCCCTTCATCGCCATTTTGAAAAAAAGTTTTAAATCATCCGGCTTGTAATGCGGATATTCTTCACGAATTAGTGAGATAGTCATTGCTATTTGCGAATCGTTCATTGTGCCGTTTGTCGAGAAAAAAGAAACAAATTGGTTAAACCAAATCACCATATTTGCATTAACTATCGCTTCACCGAAAATTTTACCTATTTCGGAAATACTCGGAGAAAATGAACTGAATACGTTGTTAACTGTCTTCGGCTGCAAATTGTTGAAGTATTCGGCTGGCTTCTTTTTCAAGAGCATTACGGCTTGCTGCTTTGTCCGAGGTACTATAACCTCTATTCCCTGTTGTGTTGCTATTCCCTTGTTGTACATAATTACCTTCTAATATTTTTAAAAAATTATTTTGATTGAAAATCCAATCGAAATTACATTTCCAATTATGTTTATACCCCAAAAGAAAGGGGGATTTTAGGACATTATCGAAAACTATTTGAACCGATTCAATGCCATGTGCTAATATTCTCGCCCGGATCGCCGATTTCCGTTTATCGGTTAGTGTAGACACCGTTGGCAATATCCCCGCAAACATTGTATTGTAATCATCTTTTATTTTTTGATAATTAATACGCTCTAAAGAAGAAAAAGAATCATCTTTCTTTAGTAATACGTTAGTATTACTTTCTTTTGTTTCTGTTTCTGTTTCTGTTTTATATATATTATTTTTATTATTATATATATTATTACTTACCTTTTTACTTACCTTTTTACTTACCTTTTTACTTACCTTTTTACTTA